CAACAACTCCGTCAAGTACGTGCCTCCCACCCCAAGGCAATGAAGTACCGGTGTATGATTCTGCTAGGTCTTCCTTGATTTTTTTAAGAGTTGTTGTTATGTCCGCCTGGCCATCCTCGGTAACGAGGCTCGCCACGGCCAAGGTCCTATGGGAGACTTCCACAAAACTGTTCTCCATGGCCTATGGAAGCACTGTGTATCCCCATCTGGATCCCGATGAGTCCGCCACTGGTTGGACAAGGGCCACTGAATGGGTGGAAGTAGCCGCGGACTTAGGCTGGGAGATGCCAGATGAGGAGCCAGGGGGCCTGTTCTCGCTTGGTCTGGATGGAGTGACCAGCGTCTCCACTGGGCTTGAGGCTATCTTCTTCTTCACCCGGGCTGTTGAAACAGGGACAGTGAGATTCGCAGACGCTGTCGACTACCAGAAGCTTGATATGTCGGTGGAGGCTATTGTGAACATAGTGGCACCCTCGACACAGATCACTCCGGCTAGGTTCGTGAGCAGGGCCCTCCAAGAGCACACCGCCGCAACTAACCACGCGCGCAGGTTTTACAACGCCTCAGATGCCCTGGTCTACCTCAAAGGTTCGTACGCGTGGGAGGAGTTCGAGGATGAAACTTACCCACGTGGGATCACAGCTTGGTCTGGGTTACTAGCTCCCCGCAGGCTCAAAGGATTTACCATGTTCAAGGGGATTGGGCCTTATGCCAACAAGGTACTGGTCCTGACTGACGCTAGCCTCGACGTACTGATCGCCGTCATGGACCGGCTGGCATCCCTAGCTGATGACGTTGGGAGACGATATGCAGACCGACCTGCCGTAGCCGAACAGTGCCTGTCCCTCATGCATACACAAATCCTACGGTGTGCAGAGCTCTCAGGGTCTGCCGCTAACAAAGCGTGTGCAGCGTGGCATGAGGTTAGGACGTATGTGCAGTACACAGTCCTCAAGTCCATCATGGCTGACGCAGTAATGGCGGTGGACGTGGAGTATAGGACATCAGGCTACGACCAGGTCATTCCTTTGGCTACCGCCGTTATGCTCGTGACAAACGCCGACACGGCTGTCACCATGGACCTGGTGCACGTCTACAAGTGGATCCCCCCCACAGAGTATGATACTACCAGGGCCCTCCCTATCATACGAGACCTGCACATGAAGCCTAGGGTGAGCGGCGCATCTCCCAATGCTTCAGATGAGAGCAAGGCAATTTACAAGGAGATTCAGGCTGAGAGGAAAGTGAACCTCGTGAGTGCATTCTACAGGCAGAATGGTGTGTACCCGCCGGACCTTGTTAAGAAGAAGGGCCACCCCACCATCGCAGAGATAATTGCATGGCCAGCAAAGGATGTCTATAGGTACGAAACGCTGGGGAGCCAGATAGCCAACCAGGTCAAGGACAAGACCACGGTTTACGCAAGCATGGAGGAGGAGATCAATGGGAGGAAAGACATGTTCAACCAGAACTACCTTATGTGGTACCTAGCAAATTGGGAGAGTGTCGACACCTGTAGCTGGCTCACCCAGTTCGCTGAAGGCACGCTCCCAGAAGACAACTACGTTAGGGTTGCTTACAAAGGTGAGGCCCAGAAGGAGTACTCTCGACCATTCTTCATGCTACCCCCCAAGACCAGAACCATCCTAGGCGAGTTCGAGGGTAACCTCTCCCGCATTGCCAGGTACTACCCTGCTGTACTGATGGGGAAGCCCTCTGCGGCTCAAGACGCACTGATGGACACCGTGATGGATCCTTACACAGCGGCCAACGCAGATGTACCTGATGCCGTGTCTACAACCTACATAGTGATGTTCGACGTATCCAAGTGGTCACCTAAGTCGGACGGTAACCAGGTGGCTGAATATCACGACTTCTGGGCTGGAGTCTTCGGGGATAGTCGCCTCAGGAGCTTGGCAACCATTGGATGTAAGTCCACCATCCTCAACACTACGGACCGAGTTGTTTTTTCGTACCAAAACCAAGGGGCCGACCTTGAGGGCTTCAGAGGAAGAATGGGGTCAATGTACCATGCGGACCTCCTAGCAACTGCATGCCGCAGGTCTGTCAAGAAGGGCTACATAACTGGCAAGAGCAATCTTGTGGTCTTCATAGACGACGGAGCGGTCAAGATCGAGGCGGTAGGCGAAGGGGAGGTGGCCGAGGCTAATGCTAGGGCCTTCCTAGAGGAGATGAAACGTGTGTACACTGCAGGTGGCCAAGAAATCCACACCAGGAAGGTGGTTATCAGCCAAGTCGGGGGGGAGATCCTGGCCAACTTCTATCTCAACGGAGTCAGGGTTCCGCAGGGTATCAAGGCGGCTATGAAGATGACCCCTGACTACACTAATCCAGTGTCCACACTCCCCGAGCATATGGACTCTGCGTTTGCCGCCGCCCAGGGAGCCCTGAAGGCTGGCACTGACCCCTTCACGACCTACAGCAGGTACGTAAGAAACTGCATGTGGGCCCTTCACAAGATGGACAGGCGTTGCCTAAGCGACATGGACGCAGACAAGCTGGCAGTCATGGCCATCACCCCGAAGAGCATGGGAGGCCTGGGTATACAGTCGGTCCAAGGCCTGTGCACCACCACTGTCACAAACATGACCTCAGAGGGACTGTCTATGCTCAATAGGGCTGGGAGGTACTACCCAAAACTCCGCGCCTGGGTGACTAAGGTTGTGAGCCGGCCAATCCTTGCTAGAGAACCCCTGGCCATACTGAGGGACCCAGTCAGAGTTAGGACCAACACCCCTGCACTGGTAGAATCCCGACTGGTCAGGTACGTTATGGACAAACTCACTAGCGAAGTCTCCCAATTCGCCAGACTCCTCGGGGGAGTGAGCACCAAAGCCCTAACCGAACACGCGACGAACGTTGCCAAGGCAATCCTAGAGAGTGGTACCCTATCCGTCCCCTTGATTAACAAGGCCTGGAAGGCTACACCTCTCTGCGAAGTCGAAACGATCATAGCAAAATTCAAGAGGTCAGACGCCATTATATCCCTGATCGGCTATAAGGGCGTGGGCAGTATCCGCAGTAAGAACCTTTCAGACGTTAAGAAGGTGGTTGCAGCGACTGCTTTACTCTTAGTGTAGGACAGAGGTAAGTGCCTCAACATCAGCGAACCCTGCAGCGGGATACAGTTTATCTAAAAGGGCTTGGTATGCACCCTGCTGATGGCACTACTTATTTAAGAAAAAACAGACTAGGAAACGGGAGTATGATTTGCGATTAGACACGGCCTAGTCTTTGCTATTTTG